TAAATAGCTTTGAATATGTACTCAAGCCCGGGGTTGTTTCGACATGCATATGCGAGGTCGCCACCGCTGAGGCTCGTATCTGAAACCTCGGGGTTAGGGTCGCTTGCCAAAATCTCTTTCCAGAGGTCAGGAAGAGCTTTTACATCATAATCATTGTCAGATGCCGCATGATACATAGCTTTTATATTTGGGCTCTCAATAACCAAATCTGCCAGTATATCTTTAGTGCTCTTAGGGATTGATGCATTGACCAGACCGTGGAATATGGCATCAGAACTGCCAGTGGTTACATCAAGCTTATTAGCTTGTTTCTTTTTCTCTTCGAGATAAGTGTAGTAAGACCTTGTCCCAACACCGGCTTCATAAGCTTCTATAACGGATGAATTCTCCCGTTCGAAATGCTGCTGAGCTTTAGAGGTAAGGCTCGTTCCGTATTGAGAGAGAAGAGCATCCAATGCTTTGTAGTCCTTATCGGCAGTTTCCTTGTTGTAGGCAGCCTTATAGACCAGATACTTCTGAATCTCTTTTTCGGATAGCCCGGGAATGTCAGGCTTAGGATTGCCTTCGTCATCTACGCCGGGAACGTCAATGCCTTCTCTAAGAGTTTCGTACTTAGACTCATACTCTATATGAGCGTCCTTGGCATACTCAGCCTTTGCGATATCGTAAGCATATTCCTTTGCCGCTTCAGCCATAGCCGCCTGAGTCTCAGCATCAGACTTCTTGTAGATAGCCTTGTTGATAAGCTCGTCCATAATACCGTAATAAGCATTTACTTGGGTATCGTGGAACTTATCTTTCTGCTTTTCGGTGAGCTTGTAGTCAGTACCATCAATGGTCAAGCCACTATTAGGTTCGCTTGGCAGGAAGGACATGTTGCCGGTGGCTTCAGCAAGAGCTCTCATAGCATCATAAGAGGCTTCCCTTTCCTTGGATGCGTTGTAAATAATGCGTTCGTCAAATCCCAAGCCAGTTGCACGTTTCTCAGCGTCGAGCTTATTTTGCAGGAACATCAGTACATCCGAATACTTGTCGCCGTCAAATTCGTCTCCGCTGATTGCTCTATAAGCATCTCTTGACCAGAGCGCTATGGCATTCACAAGGTCATATGCACCAGACATAGGTATGCCGGCAAGATTAGAGAACGACAGAGCAAGGTCTTTAGCATTCTTCAGCGTTACGTTCTGGCCGAATCTATTGAGCTTTTCGATTAAGTCAGTAATAGTGGACAGACCACCTGTACTTATATCGTAAAGAGTATCTGTTCTTTTCCCGCTGAGAAGCTGAATTCCGTATTTCACAAAAGAGTATGCAGTATCCCCGAGGAAATGAATGCCAGTCAATGTCTCGAGAGTGGAATCGCCCAAGTCAGACAGGAAAGTCAAAATAGTCTGTTCTTCCTCATCTCGTTTGAATTTGTGAAGGGCAAACTTTACAAGCTGTCCGAGGAGAGCAAACTCTATCGAAGAAGCGACTTGCGCCGCGTAAACGGCATTTCTGCGTTTTGCAGCGGCCTTATAATCAGCGGCATACTTAGGAGATATTTTTGCGGCATTTTTGGCAGATGCGGCTTCCATTGCGGCTGTAAGAGTGGCATTGAGCTGAGCATTACTCTGAGCAGTAAAAAGAGTAAGATTTTTTACAAACTCATTGTCGCTCCTATACAGTCTGGAGTTGGAAGCAGTAGTTGCATCACTCTGAGTACCAAGAAGAGCTCTGGCAAACAAAGCGTCTACTTCCGCTTTTATTTTCGGGTCAGAAATGTCCTTGACACCATTTTCAGCAGCAATCTGCATGGCAGCAGCTTTGTATATGTTTCTAATAGCTGCTTTATCAGCAGCAGGAACAGCTTTGAGCCATGCTTTACCGCCGGGTATTTTGCTGACAGCCTTTTGCCACCATATATCACCATTTATATTAATGTTTTCTATTGTGGGGTCGATAGCGCCTAACGCGCGGTGTTGCAGCAACTTGTTATCAGCGCCTGAATACTTCTTCCCACCGCCAAACTGAGCGGCCAGAAGATATTTCATGTTAATTTCCCCACCAGCGGCAAGAGTGCCGGCGCATTGTTTAAGAGGCGTGGAAATCTTGAGGGTGATTGCTGCCGTGCCAAGGTTTTTCCTCAAGATTTGGGCGGCACTTTCCAGACGAGTTTTGCCACCAGAAGAAGTCTTGAACTGAATATAATCAGCATAATTCTTAAATTGGTCAGCCATGCCTTCCCCGTAAGTATTTTTAAATATACTTATAAGAGAATCGCCTTCAGCGTCTGGCTCAGACATCATTTTTATTTTCTGAGAAAACTCGGCCCAAGCGCAGTATCTGGATGCATTTTGGATATATCTCTCTATCGGAGCTCCGCTTGATTCCACATAAAGCATGCCGCCGCTTTCTTTGGTTCGTTCTTTCACGGCGCCAAGAGAATCGAAAAAGCTCATTTCTTCTTGAAGCTCTTGAGTCCTTTCAGACGCATATCTTACGGGGAAATAAGAATCCCAAAGCAGAACAAGGTCGTACCCATTTCTCGCTCTAAACGCAGACGCCATTTTAGGCGCAAAGTATCTGAAAAGTTCGGTGAGTGCTTCATCATAAAGCAGAACTGCCTCGTTTTCAGACATGAGCGTTCCGAAGCTTAGATTAATATTTTCGAGAGTCTTGCCGCCGAGCTTGACACCGTCCTTATCAGAATAAATAGGAACAGAAACCTTCTTGCCGTCGCGTATGATTAAGATGCTACTAAGCTCACTATCTGCTCCGGTCTCTCGAGTGGTCATTGCACTGTCGTGGCCTCTAACAAAGTTCAAAAGCTCTATGGCCGAAAGTTCATAAATTTTTCCTTCAGAAGACTTTACAGTAACGCCACTCATAGTCTTGCCGCTAAGGAAATCAACTGCGCCTTCAGATTCATAGAATTTGTTAAAACAATTGTTCGCCTCAAATTCATATTCTTTGTTTTTGACATTGCAGGACATTTCTTCTTCAGCCAATTTATAGCCTTCAGCTTTATTATGTGCCGCGCAACCATCTAACATTTTGAACATGAGTCTTGGAGCTATCAGGTCTTGAGTCAGAGACTTTTCGCTTTTTTTGCCGCCTTTTAAAAACCATTTATAAACAGCACTCTCTTTTAAGAGATTCGTCTTCTCGTTTATATTTCTCATAATGTCATAAGTGAGATAGTCAGCTTGGTACCGCTGCTCTATTCTCTTATTAAGCATCGCAATAGCTTCATAAGCAGCACGAGTGCCACGGTTATGGGCGCCTTCGTTGTCATCGTAAAGCAGCGCATTTGCCAAGCTAATCTTTTCGGCTACATCTGAGAAATATAATCTTTTAGAACTTGGGCTTGGGCTGAACTGAAGCTTTTCGTAATAGCTCTTCAAGGAAGAAAACTCCAGCTCACCACTAACAACAGAGTTTATCTGCTGAACCAAGCCGTCAAGCTTTTTCGCGGCGTTGAGCTCTCGTTTTTCGGCCGCTGTAAGGTCTTCTCTGTTCTTTTCCTTCAAAGAGGAGGACATTTCATTAACACGTCCAGAAATTTTCTTAGCAATATCTTGTGCTTCGCTTAAGCTCTCTCCGAAATTCTTTTCTGCGATAGTGGTTTTTACTTCGCCAGCAGTTGGAGGCTCCATTTCCTTAACATTTTTGCCGGCATCAGTTTTGGCATTTTCAGCCTTTGCTTCTGTTTCGGCTTTAGCTTTAGCCTCAGCCTGTGCTTTATACTCATTTGAACTCTTGGGCTTCTTATATTCAGTGAAATTGAGTTCACTCTGCTCAGGCTTTGGCATGGAGCGGACATTAGCACCAAGATTAGCGTCAGCAGAAGTCTCTTGCTCGGGATTGCTTCTATCCAGTTCCATAAACGCAGCCATTTCTACGTTTGAAGGCAATGGCATGGTTTGGAAGAAGTCGCTTGGGACTACACCATATTCAATAAGCGATTTTTGAGCTATAGCGGCAAAATCAGACAATGCTGGTCTTTCCCCAGTTTCCTTGTTTGCCGAAGCGAAACAAACAATTATCTCTTCGTTGGCGCGAGAATTATATTCGCCATTATATTCGCGCCAAGCTATTTCGCTTTTGATATCATCCTCCGACCATCCAGATAAGCGTAGAGAATCAATTTCGTTAGATTTGAATTCTTTAATGTAAAATTCTTTAATATCTTTCATGAAGAAAGAGAACTTAGTAATGAGCTCATCTGGAATAGAATCAGAGATGGCATTGAATACTCGGTCAACAATATCTATTTCTGTTTTTTCGGAGACATCGAACATTTCGTGCATGACTTCATGCGCTGCGATGCTAACGGCTTTAAAATCGCTTGCATTAATCCAAATATCTCCGTTGGATTCATACCATCCCAAAGATATTGATTTTTCTTTTGTTGTTGCAGCTCCGACGAAAAGCCGTACATTCCTATCAGAATACTGGCTTATCCACGATATAATTTCTCGGTCGTAGTGATTAGGTTCTGTGATTTCGTAGCTGTCATCGGAAAAGTAGTGCCCTAATCGGCTTTGACCCTTTAAACTCTTCCCTCTTCTTCCTCTGCCAATTTTAACGCTTTTGCCATTAGTTCTGACGCCACCCCGTAATCCAGATGCCGCTTGCCAAGAATTCTCTCCGCTTCTTCGTGCCTCCGTTTTTGTTCCGGGTTCGATGATGCGTGCATCGCCGCTTCGCGCTGAGCCCTCTCCTCCTCGGTTGGGCCCAGTAACTCCTTCTGGAACCACACTTTCCACTCTTCCCGGTTTTTGAGGTTTAGTATCTCGGCCTGCGCTTTCTCCACGAGCTCCGAGTTTTTCACCATCTTTTCGTCCATTTTTGCCTCCGTCTTTAGATGATATACCAGTGAGCGCTTCCACTGGGTCTACAGATTTTTTCCCTATATTAACATTTTTAGTTGTTTTTTTCAACGCTCCTGACAAGGCCGCTCCTAAAGAATGACCGTTTTTACTATCGGCCGAGCCAAAAATCCACGAGTTTTCTGGCGCGTTGAGGTACTCACTTAGCGCGCGCAAATACTGGTAATAATATTCGGCATATATTTCGCGGTAAAAAGTGGTTCCCGCATTTGACAAAAGGTCTGGAAAGAAAAATTTAGTTAAAAAATCCTTGTGGTAATAGCCAAAGCCGGAAGCTTCATAGCTGTTGAAAGCATCATTGTGTTTGAAGCTCTTGATTTCAAGAAGAATATTTTTACCTTCCGTTATTGCCTCTTCCGGGAATCCTTTTTCCTCAAGGCCTTTTACAAACCTTTTTACCTCAGAAGCTATATTAGGTTCCCACGTAGCCGGGTCGTAACCATTAAATGGATTAAACTTTCTAACATAAACTTCTGTGCCACCCGGATTTGGTTTAAAGTTTTTGTCTATCTTCTTCTTTGGGGGCTCATCAGCAGATTCCTTAATTTCCGTAGATGAAGTTTTTTCAGGAGCAGATTCTTCTTGCTTTGTAGTTGCCGCCTGTTTAGGCTGAACAGCTTCTTTAGAAGCGGTTTTTTCTATGACAACATCAGCAAGAGCATTAGGAGACTTAGAAGAGTTATCATTCTCATTTTCGCCCGTAGGAGCCGCCGCTTTTTCAGCCCAATTGTCAATAATGCTATCAACGGTCTGCTTTTCGCTTGGCCGATTCGCCTCGGATGAAGAAGCCATGTCTCCCGTCAAGCCGGATTCTTCTGCGGCATTTTTTTCGGATTCGACGGCTGCGCGGTTCTCTTCAGCTATTTTCCCGTCTTCTTCAAAATCATGATGTATAGCATCAACAGCGGCCTTGATTTGTTCGGCCTTGTCTTCAGAAGTACCTTCAAGCTCGTATCCTGTTTCTCTCTCGAAAAGCGATGTAAGCTCTTCCGAGTTCAGAATAACCTCAATCTCGGCATCAGATATCGTTCCAGTTATAAATGCTCGCGCTATGAATTCCGCTTGCGAGTTTAACTCGTCAGTTTGCCTTGTAGCCGCTGTTTGGATGGTGGGTGCTACAGGGACATCCCCTTTAGCTTGCTGAGCGCTCTGAGCCTCCTGAGAGGCTTGAGGCTTTGCGGACATAATCTGCTTGACGCGAGTTTCGAGTATTGCTTTCTGGTCAGAAGGCACAGCTTTGCCATCCTTGCCCTTGATGGTGTTGCCAGCCAAGTTAGTTTCTGCGGTTCTGTCCACGGCAAGGGTTATGCCGGTGACTTCTTCGAAGGCTTCAGACCAAATGGGATTACTCGCGATAAAGGTTGCTTTAGCCTCGTTTATATTGTCAGAGGAAATCATTTGCCTAATTTCGGCTCTCGCTTGAGCAGACACATTGCTCATAGCGTCTTGACCAGTGGCCAAGCTTACTGAGCCGCCAGCGCCGCCAAGGATAGCGCCAATGAAAGCGCTATAACCAAGCTCGGACAGATACTCTTGCTTTCCTACAGCGGTCATGTGGGCATTCTTGAACGCCTCGCCACCATCATAGATAGCTTTGAGCACGGGCTCCATGAGACCGGAGAGCACTTCTTCGCCGCCTTCGGATACAGCTCTGTAAATGAAGCGCAGAGCGGTCTGGCCACGAGGTGTACTTGCAAGCTTGAAAATAATGTCGTCAGCAAGTATATCTGCGGAGCCCTTGCCGTAGATGCCAGCAGCGCCGTCTGCGATTTTTTCGGTAAGCGTTTCTACGGTAGCTACTGCCGCACCATATATGAACTGCTGCCCGATACCGGCGCCTTGAAGCCTTGCTTCCTGAGAAGCGCTACCAAAAGAACGAGTCCACATAGATACGGAACCAGCTCTCGTAGCAGCATCAAGACCCATCTGGATGCCTTGAGCCAGAACGTCAAGAGCAACCTGACCGCCACGGCCAAGATTGCGCTTCGCATCTTCCAGCTCTTTGTTACTGCGTTCAAGCATCTCATCTGCTCTTTTTTGAAGAGAAGCCTCTACTCGCTTGTTCTCTGCAAGGACACCATCGCCTTGAACTCCGGCATCGAGGAAGTTCTGACGAGAAAGGTCGTCAGTAACCCAACCGGCATACATAGAGTCTGCAATCTGCCTATCTTCCTCTGAGGAAGCGTCTTGCAGTGCGTTACCACCGGCGACAGCAGTTCCAAGGGCAGCCACTTGGCTACCAGCCCATTGTCTCGAAGAGCCTTTGGCAGTGCCAAGCACACGCTCGGGCATGATGTAGTTCTTCTTGGACGGGTCAAGCCCATCAAGTTCGGCTCGTATTGCGTCAAGCTGTTTTTGGTTCTCGTCCTGCTTTGCTTTCACTCTGTCTCTGCTTATTGGGTCAAGCGCGACAGTATATTCGGTGATGAGCTTCTTCTTTTCATCCAGCAAAGCTTCCTGCTCTTTTTCGAGCTGTGCTACTCTTGCCTTCTGAGTATCGTCAAGGAAAGCCGCGCCGCTCAGAGCGTCGTTATAAGCCTTGGTGTACTGCTCTATCTGCTGTTTATAAGTCTTCTGGTTAGCATAGTCTTCAGCAGTCCAGAAATCCATGCTCTTGTTATAAAGCGCATCGAGATTTTTCTGAGCGTCGTCTCTTTGCTTCTGCTGGAGCTTGGTATACTCGTCTCTGGTGTAATTACCATATCCGAGAGAACTGAGATAGTCCCTTTCAGCTCTTTGCTGGAGTATGTTCTCTGAAAGCGGAGCAAGCTTTGAAGAATCTCCAATGGTGAGGAAGCCACCCTCCAGAACAGGGGTAAGGAAGCCGCCAATACCCTTCATGGTCTGAGACAGATATGAGGTTTTTGGCGTGGTGGCGGGCTGCTTCGGTGCCAAAGATGGCTCGTCAAGTTTTACACTATGAATCTGACCTTGTAGTTGTCCAACAGAACTTTGCTGAACAGGCTTAACACCAGAATTTTCTAAGGTTCTTATAATGGGATTATTGGAGGTTGAAGCTGCGTTGCTTCTTTGCCGCTCTATAGCTTCTATTAATTTATTCGCCATATTATCTCCCGTTATTTGAGGCCAAATCGCTCGTTCATCTTATTGCCGCTCAAAATGCTGTAATTAACCCTATCGGATACACCTAAAAGTTCTCTCTTTCTCGCATCATCATCAGCAGAACCGGCAATGGTGTCCGTTATGTCTTTATATGAGTAGCCCATACCATAAGCTTCGATAATATCATTTTCCGTAACATTGTACGGCTCACCACCATCTCCTCCATCAGGGCCTCCATCAGGGCCCGGGCCATAATAATGGCCACCAGTTGAGCCATACCCTGCAGGATAAACGCCGGTCATCTTCTTGTACTGAGCTGCGTTTATCTGGCCAGTTCTATAAGCAAGGTCGGGGTTACTTGCGACCCAAGCAGAAGCCATCTTGTCAGCGGTTTCCTGACCGTACAGTTTAGCATACATAGAGAAGTCACCGTACTGAGCAAGGAGCTGAGCTCGATTCATGTCTCTGCTGTACTGGTTATTGTACTCTTGCAAAAGCGCTCCAGCCCGCTTGTAGTCGTTTTCTGCGGCAGCAGCGGCTATAGCGCTCTGGTACTGAGCCTTGAGGTCGGTAATGCCTCGCTCTGCCTCGGTCAGCGCATCGCTCTCGGCGGTACGGAGCTGTCCAAAGTCTCTCAGATACTCATTGTTCTGAGCCAGACGAGCCTGAGAAGCTGTGCCGGTGTTGATACCATTGGCCAGAGCTTGCTGATTGTAGTTTCTGCGGTTTCGCTCAAACTGCACAGCAAGGTCATTGGCGCTCTGCTGATACTGCGGAGCAATCTTGTCCTTTGCCGCCTGAGCATTGCTCAGGTTCTGATTGTAAGCAGATTCGAGCTGAGACATCTGTGCCTGTTTTTGAGCGTCATACATCGCATTTATCTGCTCGGTCTGCGGTGTACTCGCTGTATTGGTTTTCTTTACAAGTTCTTCGGTAGTAGTTGCCATATTACCTCCTATGCTATTCTAAGCCAAATGTACATGGCGTAATAGGGCGGCATATTATTGTGGGCTTCCCCGCCGCCAAAGCTGTGCTTGAGTATTCTATATGCCTGATTCGAACCACCTGAGCCGAAGTTGGCAGCCGTGTTACTCGTAGTGCCGCCGCTTGAAAACGAGCCGCTGGCATTCACAAACGGAGCGCCTGTTGACCACGCTCGGAAATTGACGGAACCGCTGACTTCGGGAAGTTCATCTTCTGTAAGAGTATGTGTAGCTTCGCCGCCTGTAGACCCCACGGGGTACTCATCGCTTGCACCGACAATGGAACGGCCTTCCACCTTCAGCCATTCGCCATAGCCAAGAAGCTCAGCCGGGTCGCCTTCCCGGGTGGTAATAAAGCAGTCGCCAACAGCGTACTTTTCTTCATTGCCGCCAGAGGAAAGGCCATCCAGCTTGTTTTTGTATTCATTCGTGAAGTCATTGGTGGAAAGTCCCTTGCCTTTTTCAGCCGGGACAAACATCTTCTTGAAGGTCTGAATCAGATACAAAACCATAGGGTCGGTTATGTCCATATCAGATTACCTCGCTCCAACCGTAGACACCGGGTTCCCAAGTGTTATAGTCAATGTCAGATATCCAAGTCTTGCCGTTATGAGTAACCTTGTCGCCCTTCTTATAAGGGTTGGTGCTTTCGGGCTGCTCCCAAGGATATATTTTCTCTTCGTCCGGGATAAGAACCTTAGCCCAAACGCTTGGGGCATCTACAGGGTTCCAAGTCTCTTGAGCCGTGTGTTCGGTAAGGCATCTGTACAGTATGCCTTTATACTGAACTCTGTCGCCAACGGAATAAGAAGCAGTACCGTTCCAGTGTGGGAAAAGTTCTACGCCCTGAAGAGCATCCGCATCATCAAGACCAGTCTGAGCAGCCTTTTCTATCAAAGGTCTGAGCTGAACAGCTCTTTCATAATAGGTCATTCTGTACCTCCAAGAAGCACCGCAAGTGCTGATTCCATGTCTGCCACCTTTTCGGAGATGGAGTAAACTCGCTCTCCCTCGTGGTAGAAGTGTTCCCCGTCATAGGTGTCCCCGATTTCAACATCGAGGTCATCTATCGCTACGGCGATACGAGCGTCGGTATTGAACTCGTTTTCCCGATAGATATTGCCCCATATAACGTTCGTTACAGTCATTGAGGCTCTGTCTATTAGAGCTATGTTAGTTGCATAATTGCTTAACATGATATTGCCTCCGTTATCTTGCGTTTCGAATTATCAGAATGCCAGAGCCGCCTTTTCCACGAACACCAGTATTACCACCGGCGCCACCGCCGCCAGAGCCGCTATTTGTTCCGCCAGCAGTGCCGTTTTCGCCATAAGCGCCACCGTCGCCGCCGTCGGTTGCGCCACCTTTTGCGGCTGTGCCATAAGACGAGGTAGCGGGAACGCCACCGGCGCCACCGCCGCCAGATGCAGAGAATCTAAATCCCGCACCAAGCGCATGTGAAAAAGAAGAC